AGAGTGCGTGGCGGGTAGACAACATCTTCCGCACAAATATTCAGACCGCATATAACGTCGGCAGATACCAGCAGATGGCCAGAGTGGCGCAGAGCCGCCCTTACTGGATGTACGACGCAGTCAACGGCAGTCGCACCCGCCTGCATCATCGTGCTTTAGACGGCAAGGTGTTCCCGGCCGACCACCCCTTCTGGGATCGTTGGTACCCGCCCAACGGCTTCCGCTGTCGGTGTGGGGTAAGAAGCCTGTCTGAGCGTCAGGTGAAAGCCAGGGGGCTAAAGGTAGAGTCATCAGATCCTACAGGCAAGCTGTTTGAACCGGTTGACCCGCTCACCGGGGTCAAGTATCCGGCGCGCCTGCTGATCCCCGATCCGGGCTTCAGACATCACCCTGGCAAGGCAATGTTCGGCGGCATTGTTGATGGCCAGTTGCAGGCAGGCAAGAAGTTGGCGCAGCTGCCCAATTTAAAAGGAGCGGCCGACTATCGCCTGCCGGGAGTGGCGCAACTCAAACGCCTACCCGCGACCCCTGCGCTGCTGAAGTCGGTGGCGCAGCTTAAGGCCGATGGCATGAGCAATCGTCGGGTGCAGAACTACTACCGCGATAAGTTCCGTCAGGCATTTGATATGCCCGAAGGCGGCGAGAAGGTTTTTTCTGTGGCAGGCGAAGCGGTGATTGTCTCTGAACGCCTGGTGGTCGGCAAAGGCGGGCGGGTCAAAATCACCAAAGGCGATCGGGGACAGTACATCCCGCTTTTCAGGCAGGCCATAACCGAGCCTGACGAGGTCTGGTTGGTACCGATGAAAGACGATAGCGGCAAAGTCGTTTTGCGCCGCCGCCATTTGAAATACTGGCGCGGTGAGGATGAGAACCTGGCCGGATTCGGGGTGCTCGACATCGAGGGCGGAGCGTGGAACGGCATCAGCGTGTATGACGTGCAGGTGGGCCAGCAGGGCGCTGATGGCGAAAGCCTTTTGGACGGGCCGGATGGGTACCGCAGGGGCGTTTTACTGCACAAACGAAAGAAATGAGGAAGGACGGCGGTCGATCTTTCCGGCTCGTGCTGCATGCGCCCGTCGCCTGGCGGGTATCGACATCCTGCCAGCCATAGACGCATCGCTTAGTCCCGGCCTCCGTCCTGTATGTGAAATGTACACCTGTGGGGCCAGATGGTCAAGGTTGGCAGATTTTGCCTGTAACGCCTTTGAGGTCTAAAAGCTAGGGCAATATACGTAAAAATAAAATTAGGCGAACAGGGGCAAATTTAAACGGGGTTTAAATGCTATTGGGGGTCACGTCAGACATGGACAATTGGATCGAAATCTTTAAAGCGGGAAAACACACCGACAGCAAGGGCCGGACTCGTGTGTGGACCAAGGAGGATCTGGATAAGGCGGCCAGCTCCTACAATCCGGCCGAGCATGAAGCGCCAGCCGTCATCGGTCACCCCAAGAACAACGGTCCGGCTTTTGGGTGGGTGGAGCAGCTCAAGCGCGTGGGCGACTCGTTAATGGCCAAACTAAGGCAGGTGCAGCCCGAGTTTTCCGAAATGGTGAAGAGCGGTCTGTACAAAAAGCGCTCGGCATCGTTCTACCCCGACGGCAGTTTGCGTCACATCGGTTTTCTCGGTGCCCAGCCGCCCGCAATCAAGGGCCTGAAGGACATAGAGTTTGACGACGGTGAAGAGTGTCATGAATACGAAGAACCTATCACAGAGGAGAAAGACATGGATGAAATTGCCAAGCTGAAAGAGAAGCTAGCCAAGGCGGAAGCTGACCTTAATACGGCCAACAGCCAGGTTGCTGAGTTTAAAGAGCAGGCGACACAGGCTACTGCCAACTTTGAAGAGGCGCAGAAGGCCGCCAAGCAGAAGAGCATTGCCGACTTTATTGAGTCCGGTATCAAGGAGGGCAAACTGCTGCCTGCCTGGAAAGACCAGGGACTGGCCGAATTCATGGCCGCGCTGGAGGAGATTGAAACCGAGTACGAGTTCTGTGAAGGCAAGGAGCAGAGCCCGGCCACGTTCTTCCGTGAATTCCTGGAAGGATTCAGCTCTCACCCCCTGTTTAAGGACATGGTCAAGCCCGCAGACGAAAAGAGCGCCAACGATGCCGAATTTGACGAGGCGGAAAAGCTCGGCGATGAGATTGCAGCATACGTTGGCAGTGACAGTGAATAGGTAGCGTCCGGCCTAACCTCTGGTCTACCCAAAACAAAGGAGAACCACCATGGAAGAAATAACCCTGACTCAAAAAACACTAGTCGCTTCCGACACGTATGGACCGGTGCTGAAAAAACAGACTATCGGCGCGGGCGCCAACCTGGAACCCGGCACCATCCTCGGCCGTGTCACAGCGACGCGTAAGCTTGTGCCCTACGCCGCCGGGAATATTGACGGCTCAGAAAGCCCTGTTGGCGTGCTGATGGAATATGCTGCCGCTGAAACGGCAGATGTAGACGCGGTGGTCGGCTTCCCCGGTGCATATGTAAAGAGCAACATGATCGGCCTGGACCAGGCGGGCGAAGACGCTCTTGAGTCCCGCGGCGTCTGCTTTATTTAAGCTTTAAGCCACCTAAACACCCCATAAACGGAGGATTTAAAATGAAACGTTCACTTTCCACCATCGGCATCTGGTTGCTGTTCCTTACCGCAGCGGTAGCCTTGTTCCCGCTCGGCGTCACGGCAGCAGTTCCGGGCAGCGATACCATGGCCATGCCACTGCTGGGCATTGCCGGATCCATCGATGCTATTTTTCATCATCGCGCCCTGACAGCAGCCGTCAATAAGATGCGTCCTGTCAAGACCCATGTTCTTGACCTCGTTTTCGCGCGCAAGAAGCGCCAGCTCAGCGCCCTCTTCCTCTGGGATATCAAGTCCAGCTCGGAGCGGATTCTGAAAAATATCAGCGTTTCCGATGCAGCGCAGGTGACAGACAAAACCGGGCGCAAGGCGATCACCTGCGAAGCGCCGCGCTTTGCCGAAAAACGCCTGATTTCGGCGGCAGATCTTGACAAGATGCGCGCCGTCGGTGAGCAGGCCGCTCCTGAGCTGATGAAGGAACGGGTGGCCGATGAGCAGTTTGACATGCGTACCGACGTCGACCGCACGCGCGAATTTATGGCAATCAAGGCGCTTTCAGGCACCGTGGTCGATGAATCCGGAGCGGTGGTCGTCGACTACAACTTCCCGGCCGATCAGAAGCCGGTGCTTGCCTCTACCGCCAAATGGACTGATGCTGCGAGCAATCCGGTTAAAAACATCCGCGCGTGGAAGAAATACATCGGGGATCGGGTGGATGTCGACAAGTTTGTAGCCATCTGCGGCAGCAAGGCCATGGACGCCCTGATCTCCAACCCGGCCGCTCTGGAGCTGCTCAAGTACAATGCCGGTAAGCAACTGGCCGATGACGGGCGTATTGCGTTTCTGGCGGGCACCGCTATCGAGGAGTATTTCGGCAGCTACAAGGATGAGAACGGCGCGCGCCAGCAGCTTATTCCGGACAACGTCTTCGCCATCGTGGGTATCGGCCCCAATACCGCTGCCGAACTTTACGCCCCGGTAGCAGATTTGAAGGCGGGCACCGGGGTCGGCAAAGGCAAGGCCGCCCAGGTGTTCTTCTCAAAATCCTGGGAAGTTGAAGATCCTTCGGGCCGCTGGGTCAAGGTGGAGTCCCGGCCGCTGCCGGTGTTGTTCCAGCCTGAGTGCGTAATCTGGGCTGAGGTCTGCGACGCTTAACGTAAATGACGCGGGAGGGCTTAGCCCCTCCCGCCTGACCTAGAGAAGGAGTTTTATATGCTTGAATGCAGAGTACGCCCCGGGCGCACCGTGCAGACCGATGACAAATATGCCCCTGGCCAGACCCTGACGCTCGATGAGGACGAAGCCAAGAGCCTTGAAGTGCGGGGCGTCGTGGAAATCATGGCTGATGGCGGCAGCACGCCCGGTGCCAACGCTAACCGCCCGAATGCCAAGGAAGCCATTAAGCTGGCCGAAGCTGCTGAGAGCCTCGCGGCGCTCGATGAGCTGGCCGGAGGCGAAGAGCGCGCCACCGTTGTGGCTGCGATCGACAAGCGCCGCGCCGAACTTGCTGGCACTGAATAGCCCGAGAGGAAGCCATGCCCTACTGCGTTGTTGCCGAACTATCTGACTATGTACTGCAGGCGTACCTGGACAAGCTCGAAGAGCTGAACCCGGGGATTCTGCAGAAGCACATTGATGGCGTATCCGCCGAGATTGACGATGTGCTGCGCAGCCGCTTTCAGCTGCCGTTGCAGTCCGTGCCTGAGACTTTGGCGCGCATCTGCACGGTGATGGCGGCGTATCGGGCGGTAGGATCAATTACATCATTGATGCAGAGCGAAGGGGGTAGCAGCAACGAATGGTTGCCGCTGCAGACCATGCACAAACAGGCCCTGAAGGATCTGGCGGATATCCGCGATGGCAAGATCGATCTAGGCCTCGAAGAGCTGGGCGAAGTGACGATTGAGGCTGACACTGTAGAGACCACCGCCCCGGCGCGGATTTTTGACGATGACGCATGGAGCAAGTTCTGATGGCCGGTGCCGGGTTCAAGATGGATTTAGGTCGCCTGCGGCAGATAGCCGGCGGCGCAGCGAGGCTGCAGCAGAGCCAACAGTTGTGCGAAGAGCTGGGGGAGATGCTGGTCAGCTCCACACGGGAGCGCTTCAGGGATGAGCAGGGGCCGGACGGCGAAGCGTGGCAGACGTCTCAACGTGCCAGGCAGGAAGGCGGTCAGACACTGACCGATAAGGGGCGATTAAAGAATTCTGTGGGCTATGAAGCCAGCATGAACACCGTCGCTGTTGGCACCAATGATATCCGCGCCGCCATTCATAACTATGGCGGTGAAATTAAGCCGAAAAG